CACTTAGTGCCCCTGCACGAGTTTTAGGATTAACTGTTCAATGTGGTGCTACTGAAGGTAGGATTGATTTGGTAGATGATGGTGCAAGTGGCACTGTTAAATTTACTCAAGTTACCCCTGCTATTAAAGCAGGAGCAGAGGACATGCTTCAATTTGATTTTCCTGAAATGGGATTAAAATTTGATACTGATCTTTATGTTTTCTTTAATCACGCTACTAAAGTTAATGTAATTTATGGATAGAAAATAATGTGGAGGCTAATGTTTAGCCTAGCTATCATTAGTGCTCTTAATATGTATGGATGTGTATATTCTGGTATGTCTATGAAACCCCATAAAACAACTGTAAGTACAACCTACGGGCAAGATGAGGTGGACAAGGCTAATGACAGCAAGGATCAGACAAAGGATTCAATGCAGGTAACCGTGAAACAGGAGTTTTTATGGGAGGAGTAAGATGGAATTGATTATAACTGTATATGCTATTTGGATTGTTGGAGGAGTAATTATTATGGCGGTACAACAATGAACGGATTAAAGATATCCTTCGCCGTTGTGGCATTTGTGATAATTCAGGGTGTGGCAGTCATATGGTACGTCTCGAAACTTGATTCTCGCGTGGATCAGATGTACAAAAGCTTCGAGGAAGAGAATAAAAAAGACGTCATTGAGAATCAGGTCAAGATGAAAATTGATTTGGAAAATCTGATGCAAGACATGAAACAGATCAAGAAAGACCTCAGACAAGGAAATAAGAAAGACAAGGAGATCATGGACCAGCACAAGCAGCTGTTCAACCTCTTAAATAATTCAACTGACATGATGCAGCAGAACCAGACCAAGGGTGGTTCATACAGCTACGGCGACTAAATGGCTAACGACAGATTCGATGTATCGGATAAAACGGCGATCAGCATGCCTATGCGGAACCTTTTGGCCATATTATCGGCCACAGCCGTCGGCGTCTGGGCGTTTTTCGGAATCCAGGAGAGGCTAAATACTCTTGAGACGCGTGTAACACTGTCCGAGTCAGACCTCACAAAAAACACGGAATTCCGCATAAAATGGCCTCGCGGAGAGCTTGGTTCCCTGCCTGCGGATAGTCAGCAGGATTTATTAATTGAATTTATGGCATCTCAGCTTGAGCATATGCAGGAAGAAATGGAGTCAATGATGAGTAATTCCGTAAATATAAAGAGAGCGCAGCAGGACATAGAACGTTTAATGGGGGACGTGGAGAAGCTCAAGGATAAACTAAGGGAGGCTAATAATGGAAGTAATTAGCGTAATCGTCATGTTCATATTCGGGAATATGAATGATAGTGAGCATCGAATGACGCAGTATGTTCCAATGGAATCACTCTCTTCGTGCATGAAGGAAGTAAGAATACTCAAGAAAAAGGAAACAGATTATACAAAGAACGCATTCTGCGGACCAGCACTCGTGGAATTGAGTGATGACGGGGAAATATTGACATTACATACGGATCTCCCCGAAGGGGCGAAGATGATAAAGAAAGAAATAAGCAAAGAAGCATTTGAGAGATGGACACTTAGGTCCAAGGAAAAATGGAATAATAAATAACTATAAGGAAACTAATGACTACAGGAAAAATTAAATGGTTTAATCCCGCCAAAGGATATGGATTTATTGAACAAGAAGGCAAGGATGTCTTTTTGCACGTATCGGCTTTGGAAAAAGCGGGTATTGACACACTCACAGAAGGAGAAGAGATAGAATTCGAGATAGGGGAGAACAAGGGGAAAGAAAACGCAATTAACGTCAGGAAAATTGTAGGCTAGTGGTTCAAATATTCACGCGTTCATCATACTTTACACCCGTCAAAAAAAGGACTAGTATAGGAAGATCTCCTAGGTCGAAGCCGAAGAATAAGCACAAGCGACGATCCTGGAAGAAGTATAATCGCCAAGGAGGCTAATATGGCACAAGGATATAAAGCTCGTAAAGACGAGTCTGTTGCGGAGAGAATTAAAAAACCTCGCACTGCAAAAGAACTAAAAGCAAGCGCTGATGAATCTTACGGAAAATTTGGTAGTGGCAAAGGCAAAGGTGTTATCAATAAACGAGGTGGAGGCATCGCTAAAAGAGGAAAAGGCATTGCTAAAGCTGATGGTGGCGCAATTAAGCGTCAAGCAGGTGGATCAGGAAGAAGGAATTTACTAGAGGAAGTAGGTCGTATTGATGCAGAACGCATGAACCCTAATCGAAGAGCTGAGAAAAGACGAGTCATCGGTGAACTTAACAGAGGCTACAAGAAAGGTGGAGCAATTAGACGTCGCGGAGGCGGAATAGCCAAGCGTGGTATGGGGATTGCGAAGTAATCGATGCCAACATATGCTTCCACAGCGAGTTTCGACCTTGCAATCGATGATATTGTAGAAGAGGCTTTTGAACGGTGCGGTTTGCAAGACCGTACTGGTTATGAAATAAAAACCGCGCGCCGTTCTCTTAACATCATGTTTGCCGATTGGGCGAATAGAGGCCTTAATCTATGGACGATTCAAAAACAAGAAATTGCTGTTGCATCAGCAGGATTCACTAATCCCTTGTCAGGAGCGACTTTGCTCACGGGAGGGGACACCCAGACCATTATTGACATCACCAATTGTGTGATGCGCGACAGCAGTAATAATGATTTTGCGATGACGAGAATTGGCAGAAGCACTTATTGGAATTATACTGTAAAATCAACATCAGGACGTCCTACACAGTTTTATTTTGAACGAACAATAAATCCAACAGTTTATCTGTACCCTGAACCTTCAAGTGACTATACTTTTATTTATTATGCCTTAATTCGTATGTTTGATGCTGGCAGCTATACGAATAACGCACAAATTCCATTTCGATTCATTCCCTGCATGGTTGCGGGATTGGCTTATTATATGGCATTGAAATATCAACCAGATCGTGTCGCTTTACTTAAACCTCTCTATGAGGAGGAGTTCCAGCGCGCGGCCAATGAAGACGTGGAGAAAGCTAGTTATAGTGTGGTTCCGCGGCAAACATGGATTAACTAATGGGTAAATACGCTACCGGTAAGTTCGCTCAAAGGATTTCCGATCGTGATGGGATGGCCTATCCTTACACTGAAATGGTACAGGAATGGAATGGAGTGTGGGTTCACTACAGTGAATTTGAGCCAAAAGCCGCTCAGATCGATCCTAAAAATCATCCTACTGATTTTGAAGCGTTGCAACATGCAATGCCTCAAGTTGCCAATTCCACAGTCTATGTGGGACGAATTGGCACAAACGTAAATAGTTTTGAAACACTGCAAGAAGCTGTCACTCTCTACTACGCCAATGGGGTGTCTTATCCAGGCTTTGTAAGAAGTATGCAACCGTTAGGGGTTCAACAACCCAATAAGCCAACTTTGTTGCATAGTTTTGTAGGAAAGGTTACAGTGACTACAACATGACCGATTATTCTGATTTATTAACAAACGTAAGAAATTACACGGAGACATCCAGTGATGTACTCACGGATGCTGTCATTAATACATTCATCGTGAATGTTGAAAATAAATTATTTAAGGAAGTGGATCTCAGTTATTACCGTAAATATGATACGGCTAATTTAACCGTAGATAACGCTTTTCTTTCCCTTCCAGGAGACTGGAGGGCTACTCGATTTCTTCAAATTGTTGTCTCGGATGTAAGAACAACCTTGCTACAGAAGGATATTTCATTTATGACAGAGTATTGGCCTGATAGAACAGCAACGGGTACTCCTAAGTATTATGCTGATTGGGATCAAGACACGCATTATATTGCGCCAACACCAAGTGCCAACATAGCTGTTGAACTTGCATATCTAAGGATGCCTGATAACTTATCGGCGTCCAACACCTCCACGTGGATCAGTCAAAATGCTCCCAACGTGCTGTTATATGGTTGTATATTAGAAGGACTTGGATACTTGAAAGGTCCGACAGATATGATACAACTATATGATAAAAAATATAATCAGTCTGTACAGAATCTTGCCACATATGAGATGGGGCGTGATCGTAGGGACGAATATAGAGACGGCGTCATTCGTGTCCCTCTCGAATCAAGGAACCCCTAAAGGAGGTTATTATGGCTATAGTACAAGCTGTTTGTAACAGTTTTAAAGTGGAGATCCTGAAAGCTTTGCATGATTTTACGGCAACGACAGGGAACACTTTTAAATTGGCGCTTTTTGATAGTGAAGCAACTTTAAGTAAATCAACTACTATCTACGACACACCCGACGAGGTAAGTAACTCAGGCACTTATTCAGCTGGTGGCGGAGCATTAACATCGGTGACTCCCGTGTTATCAACTGATACGGCTGTGTGTGATTTTTCACCCGATCTTTCATTCACAAGTGCGACTATTTCTGCACAAGCTGCCGTGATTTATAACAGTTCTACAGTAACTGGTTTAACAACCAATGCGGCTGTTTGTGTTTTAGATTTTGGTGGAGTTAAAACTTCGACTTCAGGAACATTTACAATTACGTTTCCTGCAGCTGAAGCGACTGCTGCAATTTTAAGGATCGCATAGGAGAATAAATCATGGCCTCTCTACAAGGATGGGGCCGAGAGACTTGGGGCAGTGGCGCGTGGGGAGAGTACGCACCCGTTGCCGCGACAGGTGACGGCCTTACGTCAAGCGCTGCAACGCCCACTATTACGGGTGATTGTAATATCACGCTTACTGGCGTCTATGGTACGTCTACTGCTGGTGATGCCATCGCAGAAGGCATTGCTAATGTTACTGTCGTACAATCACAGACACTCACTTCCAATACTAATGATGTAACTACTACCGCTAATGCGGATGTTAGTCCCACGGCTAATGGTCTTACCGCTATTTTAGGAGAGGAAACGGCGGGAGGAGTGGCACAATCTGGTTGGGGACGGGGCTACAATGCCGATACGGGAACAATAATTGGATGGGGGGATAATCTTTGGGGGACTTTAGCAACTGAATACGCTTTAACGGGAGTCAGTGCGACAGCAAGTGCTGGTGACGCTGTTGCGAGTGCCGATGTTGATATTACAGTAACAGGACAAGGTGCAACATCTACCGCGGGAGTCATGATTCCTTTTGCCTTCCCATCAGGTGTTCAAGCAGCAACAAGTATTGGAACATACTCAATTACGGCTGATGCAACAATAACGGTTGTAGCTGCTAGTGAACCAGAATTAGATGTAAGTTTAGGGGCTCCATTAATTGCCATCAGCCCAGGTGTTTATCCCACGGGAACAGTGGCAACTGGATCATTGGGATCATCCACCATTACGGGAGACTGTAATGTTACTCTCACAGCGGCGGGACTGACTTCCTCTCTAGGGGAAGAAACCATTAACATTGATGTTGATGTGGACGTTGATGGTAATGATTTAACTTCATCAGAAGGCGATGCAACGGGAACGGCGGATTTTGATATCACCGTTACTGGCCAAGCCATGACATCCAATATTGGGGATGCAGGGCAGGAATCAAGCTATGCAGCTACAGGAAATTTATTAACTTCGAGCCCAGGAACCTTGAATATTCAAACAGATGTTGTCTTTACAATAACAGGGGTTTCTGCTACAAGTAGTACAGGAACATTACGAGGTACCTTCTGGCAAGAAGTGGATGACTCGCAAACAGCCGTTTGGGTAGAAGTTGACAAGGCTGCATAAAATCATTAAAAAAAGGTATTAGGAGATTAAATGGTAACGTATTCAACTGGTCTTAGAACGGAATTACAAGTAACAGGGGAAAATTCAGGTACATGGGGAACCATTACCAACAATAACTTTTCCCAGGTTTTTGAATTCGCTATTGCTGGTGTATATGCAGTACCTGCTCTTACAACAGGAACTGGGATAACATTAACCAATGCCGACGGACCCGATACCGCGGCCAACAACCAAGCCAGACAAAATACATTACTTTTCTCAGGGACTGTTTCGGCAACTCAGACAATTCAATTTCCAGAAACTCAAAAAACTTACGGACTTTATAATAATATTAGTGGTGGTGCCACTATCACTGCCAGATTAGGAGCTACAGGCAATACTATGAGTATTGCAAATGGTAAGTACCGTTTAGTTTCTACTGATGGTACCAACTGGTACGATATTTTTTCTTTAGCTGGATTAGGCGAAGCATGGGTGGAAAAAACTGA